ATCCCGGTGATCACCATTGCTGGTCAGCAGACTGTGTCGCGTCAGGCTCTCGAGCGTGGCACGAACATCGAGTCGATCGTCATGGGTGACTTGGTGAAGGCTTGGCACACCAGTCTTGATGGACAGAGCATCAGCGGAAGTGGCTCGTCTGGACAAGCCAAGGGCATCTACACCACGCTCGATGGTGGAGCAAACGAGATCACCTATACTGACGCATCTCCCACGATTGCGGAACTGTATCCCAAGTTGGCTGATGCCATCCAGCGTGTGCAGACGCAGACTTTCATGCAACCCACCCATTGGGTGATGCATCCTCGTCGTCTTGCATGGTTCTTGTCTGGTGTTGATGGTCAGAATCGTCCCTTGGTTGTCCCGACTGCAAACGGCCCGTTCAACGCTTTGTCGACTGGTGAAGGTGCGATTCGTTACGCCAACTCTGGTTACTCGCTGTTGGGTCTTCCCATCGTGACTGATGGAAGCGTTCAGACCACGCTTGGTGCTGGCACGAATGAAGATGTCATCTACTGCGTGAACGCCAACGAGTCTCACCTGTGGGAAGCAACTGGACATCCGATGATGCTCAACTTCGATCAGCCCAATGCGGCCTCGCTTGGTGTGCTCGTTGTGGTGTATGGCTATGCGGCATACACGGCCGAGCGTTATGGTGCTGTTGGTCACTCGATGATCACGGGAACGGGATTGGCCGCACCTTCATTCTGAGCCACCTGATCGTGTCCCGGAGCAAGTTCCCCACTTGCTCTGGGACACATTCCCAAAAGGAGACATCATGCCATCCATCTTTTCTCTGATGAATGAGCGAATTGGCTATGTGCGTCGTGGTCTCAAAGATCGTGTGGCACAGGTTGATAAAGAACTTGAGCGTCTAGGCAAGACAGCAGACAAGGCTCTTGATCAAATCAGCGACACCATCGACGAGACGGCCGCTTTGGTCAATGAAACTGAGAAAGCGATTGTTCGCAAATCAACCAAGAAGAAGTGAGTTATGCCCATCACCAATGGCTATGTGACGCTAAGTGAAATTAAATCTGCGTTGCGTATCACAGATGCCATTGATGACACACGACTTGAAACCTGTATTCAGCGAGCATCACGCTGGGTAGATCAACAAACAGGTCGATTCTTCTATCAGCAGGCTGGCACATATCAATTCACAGTTACGAACCCATACAAGGTTCGCATCACAGACCTAGCAACTGCTACAGGTCTAACAATCACCAGCGACGACAACAACGACAACACCTTTGTAGGCACATGGGTTTACAATGTCGACTATCGTCTAGAACCTACAGAAGCACCAGCGTATGGATTCCCATACAACTTTCTTGTGTCGCAAGATGCAGAATGGATTCCCGACACCAGAGTTCGCGTTGTAGGTACTTTTGGATGGCCTGCAGTTCCTGATCCTGTAGCGGAAGCGACTTTGCTTCTTGCAATCAGATTGTTCAAACGACCTGATGCACCTTTGGGTGTTGCAGGATTTGGAGAACTTGGTGCAGTCATGGTGCGTGGTTCTGATCTAGATGCACGAAATCTGCTTCTGCCATACATGAGAGTTGCAGTTGCCTAATGCCGGCCGCCATTGCTGATCTGCGTTCTGGTCTTGCAACCAGATTGTCGACTATCTCAGGTCTGCGTGTTTACCCTTACATCCCGGACACACCTAACTTTCCTGCGGCCGTCGTAAGACTTGTTCGTGTTGGATATGACTCGACACTCTCTAGGGGATCAGACGAAATCGAGTTCCTAATCACGATGGCTGTTGGTCGTGCAGACGACAGAACTGCACAGATCAACATCGAGACCTATCTCGCAGGTTCTGGTGCAGGATCAGTCAAGACTGCAATAGAGGCTGATCCAACTCTTGGTGGAGTTGCATTGAATACCAGAGTTCAAGAAGCACGAAACATTGCCACAGAAGATCGTGGTGATGGATTAGGATTACTGACAGTTGACTTTTCTGTGATCGTGATTGCGTAAGGACTGACATGGCTTTCATCAATGCCAACCAAACCAAAGTTCTGTATGGAGCAAACGCTCTCGCGGCCTACCTGCGTAGCGTGACACCCAACGCGAGTATCGAAATGCTTGATATCACCAGCCTTAATGATTCTGCAAAAGCATTCATTCCCGGCTTGCGTGACTACACCATGAGCGTAGATGGAATGTTTGACACAGCAACTGGTGCAGGATCAGTTTGGGACGCAATTACCACGCCAATCAACGCTGGATCAATTGTTCCTGCAACTGTGGGGCAAGCAGGATTCACAACTGGCAACAGCGTGTGGATGCTCCCATCTCGCACTATCACCTATGAAGTGTCAAGTTCTGTTGCTGATGTTGTTGGATTTTCAATGTCATTGGGTGCAGGTCAACCAGCAAGTGTTGGAGTGAGCCTGTGTGATTTGTCTGCTGTAACTGCAACTGGCAATGGGTCGAGTGTGGATAACAGCAGTTCATCGAGCAATGGTTTCATTGCTCATCTCCATGTCACAGGAGTGTCTGGTACTACACCAAGCATGACTGCGATAATCCAACACTCAAGCAATGGTTCTTCATGGTCAACATTGGGAACATTCACAGCAGTAACATCAACCACATCAGAAATCATCACAGGTACAGGGACTGTGAATCGCTACTTGCGAGCGAACTTCACTATCTCTGGAACTGATCCATCGTTTACAACCCAGATCAGTCTGGCAAGACTCTAGGAGACATCATGGCTTTCGTGGCCGCAAAATCATCTGTATTCAAACTGGACAATGCGGCCGGCTCGCTGACTGACATTTCCGCTTATGTCGATTCTGTTGGTGGCATTGCCAACACGACCGATATGTTGGACACCACCACCTTTGGTAGTGCATCCAAGTCGTTCATTGGTGGATTGCGAAATGGTGACACCATCAGCGTTTCCGGGAAGTGGGATTCGACTCTCAACACCCAGATCACAGCGTTGCTTGGTGCAACCACCAGTTCCACTTGGGAATACCATCCTGCTGGCACGACTGCTGGTCTGCCCAAAGTGTCTGGAGAATGTTTCGTCACCAGTTATGAAGTCGCGTCGAGCGTGGCTGATCTGGTCACTTTCTCGATGTCTCTTCAGATCACAGGTGCTGTCACCCACGGTACGAACTGATCACACCAGTTCGTCAAACTGAACTGGAGTTTGCACCTGTGAATAAATGGACAATCACTTGGGATGAACACAAGTGGACTGACGATGATGTGCTAGGAGCACATCTCGTTGCAGTTGCTGATGTTCTTGGTGCAGACTCTTGGACTGCAATTTCACCTTGGACTGGCATCAAAGCCCTATCTGCGTGGATTGTAGTGCTCTTGGCTTCAACCAATGGTGGGGACATGGATGAAGCATTGAAGAATGTTTATGGTGCATCTGGTGCAAAACTTGTTGGTGCGTTAGCGACAAGAGAGTAACCATGCCTAATACCAAGACTGTCTCGCAGTTTGCTGTGCGAATCGAGTCGATTGGTAAGGCCGCACAGCAAGCCCAAAAGGATGCTGTGATGCGAGCATCAATGATCGTCAAAAACAGCATTGAAGGTGAACTGGTTCGTGCTATTGGTTCAGACCAGCGAATGCGAAACCTTAAGAAAGCAAGTGGTGCAGAAGGTGCTCGACTTACACTTGGCTTCAACATCAAAGGTACAAACAACCCAACATCACTTCTGATTGCAAGAGGCCCTTGGGGAATGGTCGAATACAACATCGGCCCACACAAGATCACACCCAAGGTTGGCAAGACGGGAACTGGGAAGGGTATGAGTCGCGTCCAACGCCAGAAAGCAATCAGACAACGAGAACTAGATATTGCATTTGGTGCGTCAGGTCTCTTCGCTGGTAAGAGTCCATTACCGTTTAAGGGAACTTTCAGATATTCAGTTATGCATCCCGGTACGAAAGGTAAAAAGCCTTTCCATCGTGGAATGGAAGCATCGAGAGAACGAGCAATCAAAGAATTGCGTGTCGTCGTTTCCAGTCGAGTTGCAACTGTGATTAGGTCTGGTCGTCAAACCTACGCCTATATCCAAGGTGAACAGACCACAGGTGCATACACACCTGCTTCTATGATGGGATGACCTATGGCAACGATGACTGAACGACTCGCGTTTCTAATTTCCGCAAACGCTGATCAGGCTATTCGTGCATTCCAGAAAACTGGAAATGCGGCCGAAAAAGACTTGGGTCGAGCAGAAGACAAACTGTCGAAACTTGGTGGGCAACTCACAGTTTTTGGTGCTGGTGCAATGGCATTTGCTGGTGTGGCCGCAAGAGGATTATTCAGTTTTGCACAAGCATCTGAAGACGCTGAAGCACAATCACGCAAACTGGCTAACAGCATTGAGAATGCAGGAACATATGCATCTGGTGCAGAGAAGCGTCTCCAAGATTTAGCAGATTCAATTGAAGGTGTCACATCTGCTGATGGTGATGCCATCGTTGGAATGCAATCACTTTTGGTGCAGTTTGGTCTTACTGAAAATCAGGTTCGTGATCTAACACCACTTGTTGTAGACCTGTCACGCAAGATGGGCATCGACATGGAGACTGCTGGGAAAGCAGTCGCACGATCTGTTGAAGGTTCTGAAACTGCTCTTCGCAAGATGGGCATTCAAGTCGATTCGACGAAAGCGAGTATTGATCCTTTCCAAGCAACGATGGATGCTTTGAAAGGAACTGTTGGTGGATTTGCAGAAAAAGAAGCAGAAACCTTTGCTGGCAAAGTTGACGCAATGCGAGTCCAATTGGGCAACCTTGCGGAAGGTGCAGGAAAAGGTGTTGTTGATGTCTTTGGTGGCATACTTGATGGAGCAATCAAGATTTCAAGTGGTCTTGCAGATGTTGATCCAGTAATTCAAGAAACTGCTGGACAAATGCTTGGATTTGCAACAGCAGGTTTGGGAGTTGCAGGTGCGATCTCATTCGTGTCCGGGCAAACAATAAAAATGCGAGAGCGTTTTGTTGATGCTGATGGGACATTAAACAAGTTCGGTAAGACTGCAAAGGCCGCATCAATTGCATTGGGTGCATTGGCAGTCGTTGATATTGGTTTGAATGTTGCGAAAGACATTAAGAATGTTGGAGAAAATCTAGAAGCAGGTCTTGATCGTGCGTTGATTTCTCTAGGCAAATACAAAGAAGGGACAGTTGACGCAACAGACGCAATGATTGCGTTCTCTGATTTGGCACAAAAAGCACGATCAGCAGACTGGAATCCCGGAATCTTTTGGAGAACTGTTGGTGATGAAGTTCGACTTGCAGGATCAAACATCAATCAAGATATTGAATACATTGATCAAGCCTTCAAAAAGGTTTTAGAGACTTCACCAGAACTTGCACAATCACTTGTTGATTCATTGCGAAAAGCAACAGATGAGTTGGATAAAAACTCCAATCAATACAAAGAAAACTCAGAACTGGCTGACAAATATCAGAAGCGTATTGATGAAGTAACTGGGTCGACAGATGCAGTTGCTAGTGCAACAGGTATTGCAACTGATGAACTGAGTGATCTGAACGATGAAACTGAAGAAGCAATCGAACTTACAGATCAATGGCAAACAAAACTAGATGAGTTTGATCGAGAGGCCGCTCTGGAAGACATTGCAGAGCAAATGGGCAAAGTGTATGAAGCAACGCAAACAGCGTTCGGAGAACCAACGCAAGAAAACATTCGTCTTGCCAAAGAAGCAGTTCGTGAACTTTACGGTGATGTGGGCAAATACATTGAACAACTAGGTGATGTACCACCTGAGATTCAAACTGAGATTCTGACTGCATTGAACGCGAATGATTACTTTCGTGTGTGGACATTGCTCGATGAGTTAGAGCGTGAACGACGACCAGTTATTGCTCCACAAGTTGTTCGTCCTACTGGGTTTGTCGGCCCGCTGTTGGGAGAGATTCCCGGTGGTTATACGCCACCATTTTATTTGACACCAACAACGCGAATGACACCAGATCAGATTGAGAGAATGCTTGCATCTCAGGGACAATCAAGAGCAAAAGGTGGGTCAGTCTCTGCAAATAGTCCCTACCTTGTAGGAGAACTAGGCCCGGAAGTAATCGTTCCAAGATCGAACGGAACTGTCATTCCTAATGATCGTTTAGGAACACCAAACATTGTTGTCAATGTTGCTGGTTCTGTTGTAACTGAACGAGAGTTGATCGAGATTGTTCGCGTTGGTTTGATCAAAGCACAGAAATCTGGAAGGACTGTTGTCCTGTGAGCCTTCCTGAAATACAGGTATCAATCAGACCAGACTCATCATTTGTTGTTGGTGGAACTGGCATTCTTGGATCAGTCCAACTTGGTGCTCTGCCATTAGGCACACCATTCTTACTAGGCCCGCCAGCGGCCGCTTTCGTTCCTATCTCTGGGACAACGCTAAGTGTCTCGATCAATCGTGGTCGAACCAGAGTCACAGATAATTTCAATGCTGGATCAGCAACAGTTCGCATTGCTGACACAACAGGACAATTCAATCCAGACAACACATCGAGTGATCTCTATCCTTATGTGTTGCCATTACGCCAATTTAGAATCTCGATCACAGTTGGTGGAACTGTCTACGCAATGTTCAATGGTTACACAACACGATTCACCTACGACTATGAACAAGGTTCTGATCTAACCTATGTGACGATTCAGGCTGAAGATGCATTCCATGTGCTCAACCAGTCGTCTGTTTCAACTGTCGCTGGTGCGGCCTTAAACGATTTAAGTGGTACTCGCATCGACCAAATCTTGGACGACCTGTCTGTTCCGAACACTTTGCGAGATATTTCCGCAGGAGACACAGAACTTGCAAACGATTCTGGCTCTGTTCGGAATGGTCTTGAAGCAATCCAACAAGTCGAGCGAACTGAAGTTGGTGCGTTCTATATTTCAAAGGAAGGTTTCTACACCTTCAAATCCCGGACAGAAGTGCAACAGTTGCAAGGTGGTCTTGCAGTCACTCCACTCGTCTTCGATGAATCCACCAACATGAGATACATGGAGATTCGACAAGCATTGGATGATGACCAGATTTTCAACTCTGTCACAATCGCAGGTGATCTAATCACTACGACGACTGCTTCAGATGCAACATCAATTGACGAATATTTTCTGCGTTCTCTTTCACGATCAGGATCACTCCTAACCACAACTGCTGAAGCAGTCGACCAAGCCAACTTTTTACTAGCAACTCGCAAGTCTCCAACATTGACGATTGACAGAATTACCTGTCAGCCACTCGCATTAACCACAGCACAAGCACAATCACTTGCAGACGCAGAAGTGTTAGAACCAATTACGCTGACCAAAGACTATGGTGGAACATCTCTGACGCGAACGCTGACGATCCAAGGGATCAGCCATGACATCAAGCCGGGACAATGGTTAATGGAATTACAACTTGCAGAACCTGTTGGTGGAGATGCATTGATTCTTGACTCGACTACATCAGGTAAATTAGACACAAATCTTCTTGCTTATTAGGAGCACCAATGACTCTTCCTGTTCTGCCAACTAACTATCAAGATGGTGACACCTACTCTGCATCTGATGTCAACAACACCAACACAGCAGTCAATGTTCTATCTGCAACACAAAGTCTGGTTGCGGCCAAAGGTGACCTGCTGTCTGGTAGTGCAGATGACACCTTGGTCAAAACCACAGTTGGTTCTAACAACACAGTTTTGTTTGCTGACTCAACTCAAACTGGTGGAATCAACTGGGGAACTGTTACTTCAGCAATGATCACAGATGGAACAATCGTTGCAGGAGACATCTCTAACAACACGATTACTTCGACGCAATGCAAAGCAGATGGAGCGGCCACATCAATCGTCAGCGTTGGGACAGCATTACCTTCTGCGACATCGTCCAAGATTCATTTTGGAACAACTGCACCTGCTGGTGGTACTGGTGCAATTGGTGACATTTACATCCAATACTGATCATGGCTTTCTCGATTAAAACTGGTGCATCCACATGGGATGAGATTTCCGGGACTCAGAAAGTCCATGTCAAAACTGGTGCATCCACATGGGATCAAGTCGAAAAAATGTGGGTGAAGACTGGTGCATCCACATGGACGCAGTTCTATCAATACGATCAGACAGCACCAACAATTGCTGACTGGGCGACAGCAGGAAACGACTCTAATCAAATGGTGTTCAGTTGGTCATCTGGTGCTCTTGTAACTGACGCTGATGCTGGAGTTGCAAATGTGCAGGTGGATTACCAATACACACCTTGGGGTGGGAGTGGTGAAGGCTGGTTGGCATGGCAGAACTGGACTGCAAACGAATGGGCCGCCACATCAGGTTCGTATGCGTTCACAGTTTCCACAGCCAAACGACCAACACAAACAGCATTCCCATACGCAATTCAGAATCGTTACTATGTTGATTTTCGCGTCACAGCCACAGATAACGCAGGTAACTCAACAACTAAATACATCACAAATGGTGGTCAACTTACTCGACCATATGGAACTTTCTATATCGTTCCGCAAGGCTCTGGTTCGGTAGCGGCCGACTCCTATCAAACTGGTGTTGGGTTTTATGGTTTGTCAGCACCGGGAGTTAGATCAGGTGATGGAACAAGTGTTGGAAGTTTGAACTGGTCGTATGGGTGCTGGTTCTATGGAGATGAAGTTGAGACTTACCATCTGATCAAAGACGCATCCAGCAATCGTTACAAGGCTGATTCGGGAACATTGGATGTTCAGAGATATCAGAACTCTGGTATCTCCGGGACATGGGCATGGCAACAACACAATCTGCGATTCAGTAATGGTGCAACTGGTGCAACATTCACAGGAAATATCGCTACAGCATCAATAAGTGGTACTGACGCATCAGCAACACTTACGCTCGATAGTGGTCATCTCTCAAACTTTTCGACTCTGACAGCAAAAGGTTTTGGAATGGTTCGCAATGGCTCGTCTAACTATCGTGTGTGTCGAAACTTCCTACAAGACCTGTCTCTTTCTGGTCGTATTACTGTCGTCTTCAATTAAGGACTCATCATGGCAATCAATCCAAACACAGATTTCACAACTGGTGCAGTTCTGACGGCCGCACAACAGAATCGATTCCCAAGAGGAATCATGGCGTATAACGCTGTAACTACATCTGACACGACGATAACGAGTGAAGAAGTTCAGATCACAGGCTCATCATTTACAGCAGTAGCAAACAGGTATTACAAAATCACCTATTTTGAGCCGGGACTAGGTGCTTCAACTTTGTCTGGTAGTGCAAGGATTCGCTTGACGAATATTTCTGGAACTGTTTACCAACTTCAGAGTGTTGCTGTTGCATCAACTGGTGGTGGTTTCGTGCATATGAGTGCAGTTACAACACTTTCCGCAGGAACAACTAATTTC